TCGTTCCTAACGTTAGAATGTTGTCAGTCTTAATTGGTCTAACGTGAGACTGGCACGTTTTGTGGTCTTTTCCCACCGTCGACGGGTAAAAGGTATCCTCCTCAGAGGGCTTTTCCCAAATTGAGTAGGGAGGAATCGCACCTCCCCTAAGGTCAAACTACTTGACTACTCTTGTGTAAGACACGCCACGATATACGAAAGTAACTTTCATTGCTATCTCCATATACCTAGACCCCGTTCCATGCCTAGGATTCATGCGTCCCCGAAGGGATGAACGGACGTGGTTGCCAGTGTCGGGTGACACCGGAGATGATAAAGATGTTAGTTATTGTTGTTAGAATTATCAGAAAGTTCTTTATCAGTTTCTTTCTTCTTTTCTTTTTCTTCATTGCAGAAGCCATACCGGGTGACGCTTGCTCTCATGCGATCTGATTGCTGGCTCATGCTATTGCAGGAGCTGTAAGTGCAACCTCTGTTGACTCAGCAGAAGCTAAGTCTAGAGGGAAGTTGTGAGCGTTACGCTCGTGCATTACTTCAAAACCAAGGTTCTGTCTGTTAACTATGTCAGCCCATGTAGGAATAACTTTACCATTAGTATCAACTACTGACTGGTTAAAGTTAAAACCGTTAAGGTTGAAAGCCATAGTGCAGATTCCCATGGAGGTAAGCCATATGCCAACCACGGGGAAAGCACCAAGAAAGAAATGTAAAGCACGAGAATTATTGAAAGAAGCATATTGAAATATTAGTCTCCCAAAGTACCCGTGTGCAGCGACAATATTATATGTCTCTTTGTCTTGCCCAAACTTGTAACCATAGTTCTGTGATACCTCGTCTGTTGTCTCTTTAATGATAGAGGAAGTAACGAGACTTCCGTGCATAGCAGAGAAAAGAGCTCCACCGAATACCCCAGCAACACCGAGCATGTGGAACGGGTGCATAAGGATATTGTGTTCTGCTTGAAAAACGAACATGAAATTAAAAGTACCAGATATACCAAGAGGCATGCCATCACTGAAACTCCCTTGTCCGAAAGGGTAAACTAAGAATACTGCTAGAGCTGCTGAGACTGGAGCTGAGTATGCTACAAAGATCCAAGGTCTCATACCTAGTCTGTATGATAGTTCCCATTGTCTGCCTGCGTATGCAAGCACGCCTATCAAAAAATGAAAGACGATAAGTTGATATGGTCCGCCGTTATATAGCCACTCGTCCAGTGTGCCAGCTTCCCAGATGGGGTAGAAATGTAGTCCGATTGCGTTAGAGCTCGGAACGACAGCTCCAGAAATAATATTGTTCCCGTATAATAAGGAGCCGGAAACTGGCTCACGTATGCCATCTATATCTACTGGCGGTGCAGCGATAAAGGCGAGTATAAAACATGTGGCAGCAGCTAATAAACATGGAATCATTAGCACACCAAACCAGCCTACGTATAGACGGTTCTCTGTGCTAGTGACCCAGTTACAAAACTTCTCCCAGTTGGTTGTAGTGTCTCTTTGTAATGAGATTGCAGCCATTTGATTGATTAGTTAATGTGTATGTTGTCGCATTCCTCGTCTACTTTAGAGAGGAAAAATTCGATGAGTTCCATCTTAGCTCGGCTAGGTAGGTTCTCATCTAGTATCACTTTGTATCTTGCTTGGATAAAATCGAAGCAACTCATCTTCCATTTGTAAGGGTCTATAACCCTTGGTTTAGAAAACGCCGGGTATGATCTGACCTGTAGTAATGTAGGCACCAAGAGCAGCAACAAAACCAAGCATCGCTGCCCAGCCATTAAAACGTTCTGCTTCATGTGTAAAGATTGGGTTGGTGTTGTGGTGTGACATTTCAATTAATTGTATTGGTGGTTCGTAAGGGTACTCGTTTTCGAGTAACGTATCAAGATCTTTAGTTTTCATAATTAGAATTGAAGATCTGATGCGTCTAATTTTCTGAGGACATCATCTCTGTATGCCTCATCTGTATCATAGCGTGGATCTCCCATCGCTGATACAAGTTCTGCTTGAGATCTAAATGTTTCTCCAGCAGACGATGCAGCTCTGCCTTGTAGCATTCTGCCTTCGTAGCCATTAGCTTCATTATACTCATTCTGTAATCCCTTAAATGCTATGCTAATCGCCATTGGATTACCTGAGTCTACAACAGAATCGAAAGCATTGATAGCTTCATCAGTTAGATTGGAAGCAGCCCAATCAACAACTCTGTTGTAATTTGCTTCTCCTCCACAAGCGTTCTGAACACTATTAACTTGTGCTTCAGATAATTCTACACCTTGTGTAGGTGCTTGAGGATTGTTAGCTTGGATTTCTAAGTAAGCGTTTACTAAGTCTTGACTACTCATCTGACTAAATGACTCTATAGTTTCTTCACTAAGTTGTCCGTCATTTGCGTAGTATTCTTCTGACGCTTCGGTTATTAGATTGACCGCAGGAGCATATTCAGATACCTCCTCATCGCTTCCTTCTTCCTCTTCATATCCTTCGTCACTGCTTTCGTAGTCGACTTCTTCTTCTTCTGTTTGTCCAAGTTTCTTTTGTAATGATAAGTATGCGCTTTCTAGTTCTTCTGCGCTTTTATATTTACCAGCTAGTAATTGTTCTTGTTCTGCTACTAACTGTTCTCCTACTTCTAGAGAGTTCTGTTCCTCTGCGGTTAGAACTTCTGTATCAGGAGTATTATCATAAGATAAAGTTTCTGCCATTATTCAGGTTGTGGTGGTTGTTCTTGTCCCCCGGGCATCATGCCTTGGAGGTTCTCTGTGTCAGCTAATTTAGAATTAGCAAATTGACCAGCTTGTTGTAGAAGTGTTGCTTGCTGTTGTTTCTGCTCCATTTCTTCTTTATCTTGTGTTAACTGTTCTTGAGTCTTAACAAGATTTAGAACATCAATACCTTGTGCAGCAGCTAGACGTTTAATAGCTTCTAAAGGATTTATAAATTGTCCTAATGCCTGTGGTCCTATTGTCTGTGCAATAGTTCCCATAAACATAGTCAAAGCTTCTCTGTCTTGCCCTCTACCTAACGCATTTACACCAGCTACAATAGTTGGTCTAATAATATCTTTAGGTAATTTAGGTAGTTCGTTAGTTCTTTGTAGTACTAATAAAGTTCTATCTAAATAAGGTATAAGGAAAGATGTAGTTAACAGTGAGAAGATACCGCCGAGCTGTTGCTCTAGCTCAAGCTGTGTAAGCCTGACTTCTTCTGCTGTTACTCTTTCTGCATTCCTAACATTCATAACTAGGAAAGCTTCAAGCAATCTTCTTTCTATTGTTTGAGACATCTGTGCAGCCGTTGAGAAGTCAGCAGTCTTACCTACCTGTACAACTTGTACATCTTCTGCCCTGCCTTGCACGATTGCTCCATTTCCAGCCTTTGCAATAGTGGCTGGTTTCGTAGTTGAAGATGGACTAACCAGAAAGATTACCTTACTGGCAGCAGCAGCTCCTTCGACAAGAGCCTGTGATAAACCTTCGAGAGATTTGAGATCACCAAGGAACTCTTCTACTCTACCACGTCCGTACTGTTCTCCGTCAACAGAATTAAAAGTCAGGACTAGCCAAGGACTTGCATTCTTAGGAGCTGTACTACGTGAGCCCGGTACTATCATACCTTCTACTTCTTGATACCATTCCCATCTGCCGTTCTTTAGTTTCACGCACGTGTAAACTTCGACATCATCAGTATTGGTACCATATGTTTTATCAACGACTGTGTTGGGTTCTTTCTTTGGAAGATCGTAACCGAGTACGTCGCGATTTATCAATTCCTTTGTAACTATTTCTAGGACGTTACCATTTCCATCTCTGTTAACGACATACCTATTGAGAGGGTAGTTCTTGATTCCATCTTTACCCATAAATAGTAACGCATTACCACCAACAATTAAATGTTTTAGTGCTTGATGTATTACTACTCTATCATTTGATGCAGCGATATAGTCCATGACCATTCGTTCCATCTTAGATAAAGATAGTTCCATTTCCGACATTGCCTCTGGAGGTAAATCCTCACCTATCTTATCTTCTCGTACTCCAAACTTAAAGAAGGTACCTTGTGGAGGTAGGATTGCAAGCATTAGCTTTGCTGCTAAACCTACCACACACTTGGAACCAACTGACTGCCACGGAATACGTAAAGTTTCGTGTGTAGGTTTTGAGGTTGTATCGTCTTGAATTAAATAAGGTAACGTGAGTTCTGAACAATCAACGGCTTTGTCTAGGAATTGTCGTCGATCTGTGACCAGTTGATTGTATCTCTCACGGGCTAACATTAGTTAATGCCTCCGCCTCCGGCTTGTCCGCCAGTACCTGTATTTACTTTAGGATTTAATTTAATCCTTAAATCACCTGTACCTTTTGAGTACTGGTTCTTGTTCTTGTTACCACGATCATCTTTAGCTCGCTTTACCTGTGGGTTTACATCCTTAATCATAGGATCAGGAGGTGGTGCCGTAGGTGTTGGAGGTAATGGTGGTGGCGGAGCTGGTGGTAAAGGTGGTGGGGTTGGCGGTGAGCCTCCTCCTAAACACATAATTAAATTTCCTCGTCTGTTTGTTTTTGTTTTATATAATCTATCACACTAGCTTGACCAGCACGATACATTATTGTATTTATATCTTCTTTAGGGTGAATAGGTTTCCACCCAAAGTTCTGTTCCAACTCGTCAACTAAATCATCGAGCTTCTCGTTGTGTAGTTTAAGAGTATTGAGGGAGATTGACATTTGAGTGTTCAAAGAATGCAGGCATTCTAGCTGCCTTAGTTTGAGAAAATTCTGGTGCTTTGCCTTCGTACATTAATCTGTCGCTGGCATCTAACCAAAATTTTTTATCCAAATATCTATCGGCATTTTGTTTTAAGGGTTGCATCACCCAGTTGATAGTTGCCTTTCTTAACTTGTCTAGTGATTGACTAGGCTTGAGACCTAGCTCTGTACATACCAGTGAGTTAGCTGCCACATGGACTTGCTCGTCTCTGGATATGTCAGCACTGACAGTTCTTAGACCGGCGTCACCACAGAATCTAAAAAACGGTAGTAATACAAAAAAGATTGCTCTCTCTGCTACTAATGCTTTTAGTATTGTATGGTCAGGATGTTCTTCCCACGCTGCACGTAAGCGTAATGCTTCGGCTTCGGCTTTTTCATCTACGCCTAGTGCGTTGGTGATATAGCCAAGTGCAAGATCATGCTTGATCTCGTCCTTAACGTTTGACTCTAGAAGTGCTCTGGCAGAGTCGGGAACTTCCTTATCAAGTGCTTCTGTAATGAACTCGCCAACTGGTAACTCCATATGGCGTATTGCAAGAGCACGGTAGATGGTTTCTTCTGCACCTTCTTTTAGTTTTCCTTTAGATGTTTGTAC